TAACAGGCCTCGCAAATCCTAACAGCGTCGCACAGCTTAAAAAGTGGTTAAGTTCTGCCCTGCAACAAGATATAAACTCACTTGCAAAAGATACCGTTACCTCACTAATCAAAGAGCATAAGCGCGGCGCTGGGGTTGAGGTCCTAAAACTTAGACAAATGGCCTCGAGTACTTCGACAAAGAAGTACAACGCGATGATAAGTTACGCGATGGCAGACCACACGGCGCACGGGCTTTTATACTTTTACGGCGGAAGCCGTACAGGACGATGGGCGGGCAGAGCCGTACAGCTGCAAAACCTGCCGCGTAATAAAATGAAGCTCTTAGACGAGGCGCGCGATATGGTAAAGGCAGGCGACTATGAGGCGCTTACTTTGACATTCGACCACTTGCCGAAAGTCTTATCGCAGTTAATCCGTACAGCCTTAATACCGAAGCAGGGCAACGTTTTAGGCGTAGCGGATTACTCGGCAATCGAGGGACGTATAACGGCGTGGCTGGCTGGCGAGCAGTGGAGGCTTGACGTTTTCGCAGGCGACGGGAAAATCTATGAGGCTTCGGCCGCAATGATGTTTAACGTCCCGATTGAATCGATAGGCAAAGGCTCGGAGTACCGAGACAAGGGTAAAATCGCAGAGTTAGCTCTGGGCTTCGGCGGATCCGTTGGCGCACTTAAAACGATGGGCGGCGAGGCGATGGGGCTGAGTGAGGCGCAAATGAAAGACATCGTAACCCTGTGGCGAAAGGCTTCGCCCGAGATAGTTAAAATGTGGTACGAGTTCGAAGCCTGTGCGATTAAGACACTTAAAATCCGAAAGCCTGTAACTTCAAAGCTAAAAGATATTATCTTTAGCTACGAGCATAAGTGCCTCACAATCCAATTACCCAACGGGCGTAAACTAATATACCGCGACCCCGTCCTGAGTACTAACCGATGGGACAACGAGAGCATTAAGTATAAAGGGAAAAACCAAATAACAGGTCAGTGGGGCTGGGTAGAGACTTACGGCGGGAAGCTGTCAGAGAATATAATACAAGCCATTGCGAGAGACTTACTCGCCGACGGTATGCGCCGACTCGACGCTGCGGGCTTCGACATCGTTATGCACGTTCACGATGAGGTTGTCGCCGATATACCCAACGAGTCGACAGACTTTGTTATCTCAGAAATGTGCAGGATATTAGGCGAGCCCGTTAAGTGGGCGCAAGGACTCGGAACGCCTGCCGAGGGATTTATCACTAACTATTATAAAAAAGACTAACCTATGACCACGGATAAAAAGCAAGCACAGTTAACGGGAGGAGGCGCAAAAGAAAATCGTCGAGCGTTAGACTATTACCCTACGCCTCCCGATTGTATTATCGCCTTAATGGAATTTTTGAAACTAGAGCCTTGCACTATTTGGGAGCCTGCATGCGGACAGGGGCACATGTCTAAAGTTTTAAAATCTTACGGGCATGAGGTTTTTGAATCCGATATAGCCGACGGCCTAGACTTTTTTGAATTGGATTATGTAGTGGACGCGATAATAACAAACCCACCGTTTATGATAGCGGAGGAATTTATTAAAAAATCTTTGACCGACGCGCCTATAGTAGCCATGTTGTTAAAAAGCCAATATTGGCACGCTAAAAGCAGGACACCGCTTTTTAAAAAATACCCACCGTCCTACGTTTTACCCTTAAATTGGCGCCCCGATTTTTACGAAGATATAAGAAAGGAGGGGGACAAAAAGGGGTCGTCTACTATGGAAATGGCTTGGACTGTTTGGATAAAAGGCGACACCTTGACAAAGTATAATATTTTAGAAAAGCCCTCAAAATGAAATACGACGGAAAACTTAACATCGCAGTAGGACATTCGGCACAGTCGTCGAAGTGGAAAAATAAAACGTTTACCTGGTCGCAGTTCGTCCAGCGTATCGCCGAGAACACCGTAACGCCTGAGACCTATAAGGAGTTCATTGCGAGCACCAAACCCGAACAGGGTAAGATTAAGGACGTCGGCGGGTACGTCGGCGGGTATTTACGAGGCGGACGACGCAACCCTAAGAATGTTGTAAACCGCCAACTCTTAACGCTAGATATTGACTTCGCGCACTTAGATTTTTGGGGCGATTTTACGCTCCAATTTGATAACGCTGCAATCATCCACGGCACACACAAGCACTGCAAAACAGACCCGCGCTATAGACTGCTTATACCTCTCGATAGAGAGGTCACGCCCGACGAGTACGTAGCTATAGCGAGAGCGGTCGCAGGGCAAATGGGTATCGATGTTTTTGACAATACAACCTTTGAGACTAACAGGCTTATGTTTTGGCCGTCAACGCCGAAAGACGTAGCTTATTATATGGAGGTGCAGGACGGCCCTTGGCTTAACGCCGACGAGATATTAGACTCTTATATTGACTGGACTGACACGAGCCTTTGGCCTACGTCGGGGCAGATGCTTAGAGAGCTGGGCGCGAACGCTAAAAAGCAGGCAGATCCGAGAGAGAAGAGCGGGATAGTCGGCGCGTTCTGCCGCACGTTCTCAATTACCGAAGTAATCGAAAAGTACCTCAGCGAAGAGTATATCGCCACAGACAAAGACGACCGCTTCACTTATACGCAAGGCTCTACGGCTTCAGGTCTTATCGTTTACGAGGACACTTTCGCTTATAGCCACCACGGGACAGACCCCTGCAGTGGTAAGACGTCTAACGCCTTTGACCTTGTGCGCTTGCATAAGTTCGGACACCTAGACGCCGAGAACCAAGTACAAGGTGCAAAGCCTAAAAGCTTCGCAGCTATGGAAGACTTCGCCCGTAAGGACAAAGAAGTCAAAAAGCTATTAGCCGAGGAGTCACAGGCTAACGTCCGTTATGACTTCGCCGAGATATTGGAGGAGGACTTCGACGACGAGCCCGAAGCCGTAGAGGGCGACCAGGAGGACATCGACTGGATGACTGACCTCGACGCCGATAACAAAGGCAATTATTTGTCGAGCGCTACGAATATATCCCTTATATTTAAAAATGACACCCGCCTCAAAGAGTGCTTTAAGCAGAACCTGTTTGACAATAAGCGTTACGTTTTTCGTACTCTGCCGTGGCGCGGTATCAAAAAACCCGAACCAATTAAGAACGTGGATTACTCAGGCGTTAGGAATTATATCGAAACGATTTACGGCATCACAGGCGTGCAAAAGATTGACGACGCCCTCGCCTTAGAGTTTGAGAAGCATTCATTCCACCCGATTAAAGATTACCTCAACGGGCTAAAGTGGGACAAAGAGGAGCGCATAGGCCAACTGCTTATAGACTATTTCGGCGCAACCGATAACGTGTATACTCGAGAGGCTATAACAAAGAGCCTAGTCGGCGCAGTAGCCCGAGTATTTAATCCGGGCGTTAAATTCGATATGGCGCTTGTCCTTATAGGCCCACAAGGCTGCAACAAATCAACGTTCATTAACAAGCTCGGTAAAGGCTGGTACTCGGACAGCTTCACAACCGTACACGGGAAAGAAGCATTCGAGCAACTGCAGGGCGCTTGGATTATGGAGATAGCAGAAATGGCAGGGTTTAGGAAATCGGACAACGAGGCGATTAAACAATACATTTCTAAGCAGGTCGACACGTTTCGCCCCGCATACGGTCGCTGCCCTGAGGACTTCCCTCGCCAAACGGTATTCTTTTGTACTTCGAATAAGCGGGATCTGTTCACAGACCCGACAGGCGGGCGGCGCTTTAATCCTATCGACGTGAACGTGGAGGCTATCTTTAAGAGCGTTTGGCACGACCTCGACAACGAGATAGACCAGATCTGGTCGGAAGCCGTAGCGCTTTACAGAGCAGGGGAGAAATTATATTTAAGCCCTGAGGCGGAAGCCATTGCACGCTATGAGCAGACAAGCCACAGCGAGGTCGACGAGCGCCGAGGACTTATCGAGTTTTACCTCGACAGACAACTGCCGAAAGACTGGCAGAGTAAAGGGGTAGACGAACGCCGTATGTTTCTTAACGACCCCGAGGAGTATGGAAGCAAAGGCGTTAAGCGTTCCCGCGTCTGTATGATTGAGATTTGGTGCGAGTGCTTAGGGAAAAACAAAGAGGATGCAAACCGTTACCTTACCCGAGACATTAACGACATTATGAAGAGCTTCCCCGAATGGGAGTACAAGCCGACGACCGCCAACTTTGGCGCATACGGCAAACAAAAGTATTATCAACGTAAAAACTAGAAATTATGAGCATTATCACTAAAACATTCGCGGCAGAAGTTGCCAAAAAACTAACCGAGAAAAAAGCAAAAAGCCTTGCAACCGCAGAGGCTAACCTAAAAGCTCTACTTACAGAAATGTACGTGAGATCATTAAGCCCTGAGGTTGTGAAACTATTTGACAAAATGCCCGCATACTTTAAAACTCGAAACGACTTACAGCTATCCGGTAACGGGTTTAGCTATGAGTGGGTAGGTCTGTCAAACTCTATGCCCTGCATATCTCAATATTTCACGCCCGATGAGGATCAGGCTAAAATCCTTAATACCGCGATAGACGAAAGAGACGCAAAAAAAAGAGAACTTTCGGGGCTAAAAGACGAGCTCATACTAACTTTACTATCTCTGAGAAGTTATAAAAAAATAGGCGAGTTTTTGCCCGAGGCTATACCTTTCCTACCGGAGAAAATAACAACTGCTCTAGCGGTTAATCTTTCAGATCTTCGCGATAGGCTAAAATAGTGGATAGCGAGAAGCTTATAGAGAAAACCCTTGTCGGTTTAACCGAAGACTTAGGAGGCTGGGCGCTTAAACTGCTATGCAACTACGTGACCGGTCTGCCTGACAGGATGGTGCTCTTACCAGACGGACGGATATTTTTCGTCGAGGTAAAGACTACAGGCAAAAAGCCAAGCGCCTCACAAAAGGCAGTACACGAGAAGCTGCGTCGTTTAGGCTTTACCGTTCACGTTATTGACAGCCTCGAGCAATTAAACACAATCTTTAATAAACTATTAGAATGACACAGAGCAAAAAGAAATCAGTAGTCGAGACTATAGTGCAGACTTTATCCGGCTTAGTAATATCATTTTTTATACAGATTATTATTTACCCGGCGCTAGACATACCCGTGACTCTGCCTCAAAATTTTATAATAACTGCCGTTTTCTTTGTAGCTAGCCTGGTAAGGGGTTACGTAGTTAGGCGAATATTCACAAAGATATGAATGTACTTTCACTATTCGACGGCATGAGCTGCGGACGTGTCGCCCTAGAGCGCTGCGGTTTCACGATTGATAAATACTACGCTGCTGAGATTGACAAGTACGCCATAACCGTAGCGCAAAACAACTACCTCGATACTATACACGTGGGCGACGTTACGCAAGTGCGTGCCTCGGACTTAGAGCCTATCGATTTACTAATAGGCGGATCGCCTTGTCAGGGTTTCAGCTTTGCGGGTAAACAGCTGAACTTCGAAGACCCGAGGAGCAAACTCTTCTTTGAATTTGTCCGCCTTAAAAATGAGATAAAACCTAAATACTTTTTTCTCGAGAACGTCGTAATGAAAAAAGAATATCAGGATGTAATCAGTAAGTACTTAGGCGTTGAGCCTGTAATGCTAAACAGCGCGCTAGTATCGGCGCAGAACCGTAAGCGCTTATACTGGACTAACATTCCAGGCTATACGCCGCCAGAGGACAAAGGCGTAACTTGGGGCGACGTCCGAGAGTCGGGCATCGAGTGGGGCGCTATGTACTACACCGACAAGGCTCTCGAGTGGATAGGCGAGCACGGAACGCGCAAAGGTAAAAAGTTGAAAGTGCACACGGATCAGGAAAAGATGCAAATGTTAGAAGCCTCACACCATAAAAAATATAGCTCTCAAAGGTTTTTCGGAATAGTAGACACACCCGCACAGATAACTGGGCGCAGACTAAACGCTGAGGGCAAAAGAGAGGACTACAATAGGAATATTAAAACTACCCAATGCCTAGAAGTCAGAGGCGGCGATAAAGTTAACTGTCTTACAACAGTGCAAAAAGATAACGTCGTTTCGGTATTGCCAATAGGGCGTTACCCTAACGTATTTGAAAGATTAGAAAAAGGCAAGCATTACAGATACATAACGCCTATCGAGTGCGAACGCCTGCAGACTTTACCAGACAACTACACGGCGGGAGTCTCAAACTCTCAGCGATATAAGATGCTCGGCAACGGCTGGACGGTCGACGCGATCTGTGAGTTTTTCAAACATATACCCAAAGACTTAGACCTGTTTTAATTATGAGCTATCTACCACTACACAACTACCAGCTGAGATCCGTCGAGTTTATCCAGGAGAACACGCACGCGGGGCTCTTCGCCGAAATGGGGACAGGCAAAACCCTGAGCACCTTAACGGCGATTAACAGCTTAATGTACGAGGACTTCGAGATCGACAGCGTTTTAATAATCGCGCCTAAGCGAGTGGCCGAGGTTGTCTGGTCCGACGAGATTGACAAGTGGCCCCACCTTAAAAACCTGACTATATCCAAAGTCATAGGCAACGAGAAGCAACGCATTGCTGCGCTAAAAGTTAAAGCCTCAATTCATATAGTTAGTCGGGATAACGTGCCTTGGATAGTCGGGCAGTTCGGCGGATCCTTTCTGCCGTTCGATATGCTGGTAATCGATGAGAGCTCGAGCTTTAAGAACCACGCGTCGGAGAGGTTCAAAGCCTTGAAGCACGTGCAGGCTTGTTTTAAAAGAGTCGTCCTGCTAACGGGTACGCCTGCCCCTAACGGACTTATAGACTTATGGCCTCAGCTCTGGCTATTAGACCGAGGCGAGAGGCTAGGCAAAACTATAACCTTTTACCGCTCGAACTTCTTTAGTAAAAAATATAGCGGGTTCGGTTACGACGCGCAGGACGGCGCGGACGACCGCATACACAATAAGATAAAAGATATTTGTATGAGCCTTAAATCCTCGGACTACCTAGAGCTTCCCGAGAGGATCGACACGTTTATTAACGTAGTACTGCCCCCAGCGGTTAAGCGTAAGTACGACGAGTTCGAACGCAAGCAAGTTTTGGAAATGGTAGAGGCGGAAGACATTAGTGCTATGAACGCCGCGGCGCTGAGCAACAAGCTCCTGCAGTTCGCAGGCGGTGCGGTTTATGACGAAGACCGAAACATCCACGAGGTACACGCTTGCAAGCTCGACGCCTGCGAGGAGTTTATCGAAGCGGCGAACGGTAAGCCCGTCTTTATCGCGTACAGCTATAAGCACGAGCTGAGCCGATTACTCACACGCCTTAAAAAGTACAAGCCTGTAAAGCTAGAGACTCAGCAGCATATTAAAGATTGGAACGCGGGTAAGATTCAGGTTATGCTCGCACACCCTGCAAGCGCTTCACACGGACTTAACCTGCAGGAGGGCCACACTATGGCACTGTGGTTTTCGTTAAACTGGTCGCTCGAGTTATACCAGCAGTTTAACAAAAGGCTGCACAGGCAGGGGCGCAAATACCCCGTAGTGATCGGCCACCTTATAGCGCAGGACACAGAGGACGAAACGGTTAAGAAAGCCCTCGACCGCAAAGGCAGTACGCAGGATATTTTAATGGACGCCGTTAAGGCTAAGATCAGGAAGTACAGGCTCTCGTTTAATAAGCGTTAAAATATTTGCACTTTTTTCGTTAAAATATTTGCACAGTTCGAAAAAGGTTGTATATTTGTACTCAGATAACAGCAACGAAGCGGTTAACTTAAAATGTAAATCAAATGCAAAATGTAGAAAAATTCTCGAAACTTAAAACCGAACTTCTTAGAAAGTTCCCAGACTTAACGCTAAGAATAAAAGACGGCGTTATAAAATTCAACACGCCTCAGCTAACAACCGAAGACCTTAGAAAGTTAATGTTTATAACTTACGAAGTTAGATACGATATGGCTATCAAACGGTCAGGCACAGGCTTAGCGGTTATAATCTTTGATATTCGTTAAGGCTATGAAAAATACACACATTAAGAACCTACTCGAGCCAGTGCCGAGAGAGTTAAGGATTGAAATCTACAAAGAGCTTTTAGAGCGTATAAAGAAAAAGCAGACCTTAATTGATGCTAAAGAAGATAAGCAGTTCCACCTTTGCGTCTACCTGCCTGTAGTTCTATGGGGGTTTACGATTATTTACCAGAGCGCGCCCGACGGAGGTTTGTGGCATATGTCCGACGTGCCTAAGGCTTTCCCTGAATTTACGAACGAGATAATAGATTCTATCTACGACGTAAGACCGAGTACACGCAACGCCGTAAGGGCGGAGCTCTTAAAGGAGTGGATTAAACAACTAGAAGACTAGAGGCTATGGAAGACACAACCGAAATACTAGCCAAGTTCCGCAACGGCGAACAGCGCTACAGCGAGGATCCGATATTCAAAGAGGCTATAGATTCCTTAGGCGCAGGCCTCGGAGTTTACGCCGTACTCGATGCGATACTTAGACGCTACGAGGCGACCCGCGCCAGAGTGCAAAAGCTTGAAGACGATAACGCGTCGTACAAAGACGCCCTACTACACTATCAAAAATGAGAATAGCCCTATCGATGATTAAATGGTTTAACCACCTTTGGAATATAAACCTTACGCCCGAACAAGAGGCAGAGCAGATACTAAAGTATTTACTGCTTAAGAACTCTACGCGCCACTCGATAGAGATATACACGGCGCTTAGGCTCGCGATGCAATGCGAAATGAGAAAGCGAGAGTTTCAAGCGGACGACACGAAAGAAGCTATTAACGGCCTTTGGCCTAAAACTAAATAAGTATGAAACCAGCTAGAGCGCCCGAGGGTATCGTCCTATGGTCGAGACCCGAATACGGTGTACAGGTTTACAAGCCTGTGCTAGATATAGACCTGCACCGAACTTACAAAAGGCTGGGCTACGCAGGAGCGTGGAGGCTAACCGCGATAAAGAGCGAAACACTTAAACAGGCAGGCGCCCAGTACTTTCGCTGGGATTTAAAACAGCTAGGCAACGGACCGCACCGAGGTGCCATAATAGAGAAACTCGTATCAATGTGTGGGGCGCCTACGGCCTCGAAATTAAAACCTAACCAGCTCCAAACCTTTTATAACTTCTTACAAAAACTTAAATATTAGTAACTTATGGAAAATCAGGAACAAAAAACCGCAATCAAATTACAGATCAAGACCTGGCTCGGCCGACTAATTTTTGAGTACGAATGCGAGAACAACACTATAAGCGAGACGCTTAGAAACGCAGTCCTTAGAAACGCAGTCCTTAGTGGCGCAGTCCTTAGTGGCGCAGACCTTAGAAACGCAGTCCTTAGAAACGCAGTCCTTAGAAACGCAGTCCTTAGTGGCGCAGTCCTTAGTGGCGCAGACCTTAGTGGCGCAGACCTTAGTGGCGCAGTCCTTAGTGGCGCAGACCTTAGAAACGCAGTCCTTAGTGGCGCAGTCCTTAGAAACGCAGACCTTAGAAACGCAGACCTTAGAAACGCAGACCTTAGAAACGCAGTCCTTAGAAACGCAGACCTTAGAAACGCAGACCTTAGAAACGCAGTCCTTAGAAACGCAGTCCTTAGTGGCGCAGTCCTTAGTGGCGCAGACCTTAGTGGCGCAGACCTTAGTGGCGCAGACCTTAGAAACGCAGACCTTAGTGGCGCAGACTTGCCTATCTTTTGCAGATGGACAGTATCGCATAAAGGCGATAAAATTAACATAGGCTGTAAAAGCAAAACGGTCGAAGAGTGGGACACTTTCTTTAATTCAACGGAGGAGTTTAGCACTAAACGAGGTACTGAGGAGTTTAGACAGATACACGCTTCTTACTTGGCATACCGCGCATACGTAACCTTTTTAAACTCAGAGGCGTAATGAACACGACACACCCGCCCGTTGGCCCTGACGAGTTCGAAGTGCTGGCCCACTTCGACGGGAGACTGCCTCTCGATGCAAAGTTAATGCGCCCCGCCTACACGTCTATATGGGCGCTCGAAGAAGGTACGCTCTTAGGGGATTGGAAAAACGGCTTCGCGTCGTTAGGCTGTCCGCTTAAAACGGTCATATACCTGACCTGACCGGACCGCAGGGCTCAGGCAAGAGCACCTTAGCGCAGTTAATGCACAACGCCGTAGAGATAGAGCACACTAGAATATCCGAGGTTATGGACTTCTTAGCCAACGGCACAGGAGCGCACGAGACCGCCGTAATTACCAGCAATATACAAACATCCTTTTTGCACCAGGAGCTCAGAGAGTTCTGCAAAGCAAATAAATTAACCCTTAAACTTATAAAATTAGGCAAATAGATACCTTTTTAATATTAGCCGTTTCGGTAGGCTTCGGCTCTTTGATTATAAAAATATTACTTATGCTGACCGATAAGCTAACAGGCTTAGACGAGAGGCGACTATCAGAGGCTAAGCTTATCGCGAAATGCCACGAGGCTACGACAGACAGAGAGGCAAACGCCCGAAAGCCCTATGAAGCCCTAATAGGCAGAGCCCTGACGATGCAAGGGAGTACAAACTTCACTTTTAGATTAGATAGTCGAGACGCCGCAATCGCCCAGCTTAAGAGGCAAATAGTCGCGTATGAAGATACGAACTGTAGGTTAGTACAGGCGTTGCGGAAATCAGATAAGAAAAACGCGAAGCTTAAAAGTAAAGTCGAAGATCTCAGAGCGCATATAAATGTAATCAATCCGAAGCCTATAAGCAGACCCAAGACGATCGCCAGAGATCTGTCACAGGAAATACAAGACTACCTTGACAGTCCAGACGACCACCAGGAGGTTCTAGCGCCAGAAGTAGAGAAACTTTTAATCAGATTGAGGGAATACTTAAACAAATAAGACTAAAAACCTGATAAATTTCAAACCCGCCCTATCTAAAAGGCGGGTTTTTTCGTACGTAAAACGTAAACAATAATAAACAATAACTTTTTATTTTCTCAGGGGTCGGGGCAGATTTGAGGCAGGCGTAAACAATAATATACAATAGTAAACAATCATTGTTTACGTGTTCACATCAATAACGGCAAGGCGTGAGCCCTTGTGTAAACAATGTAAACAATAATAAGCTATAAACTATAAAAATATAATAATATAGAGTATATACCTACATAATATATGTATAAACGCGTAAAACACGTGTATACACGGGGGAAAGTGTGAACAATTGTATATCTTGTTTACATTGTTTACGTTTTCGCCTTAAAGCCTTTAAAATAGGGGGCTAACAGTGTAAACAAAGTCAAAAATCATTGTTTACGCGTAAAAGTGTGCCGCTTAGTTGCTTTTAGTATTGAAATACTCGTATCTTTGAAGCCTAAATACTTTGAGCTATGAAGTACACACAGGCTGAGCGAGAGATACTATTCAAAAAAGTGATTAAAGACCTGCAAAACGGGGAGTCTCTGCGCGTAATACTCAATAAAACCGGTACGCCGAGCCGTACTGCGCTGTATAGTTGGTTAGATCAGGACGAAAAGTACGCGGAACGTTTCGCGCGCGCGAGCCAATTAGGCGATGAGGTCCTATTCGAGGAGACTCTCGAGATCGCCCGTACACCTATGGAGGGCGAGACGACCGAGTACGGCCCAAAAGGCGTAACGGTTAAGCGTGGCGATATGTTGGGCCACCGTAAGCTCCTAATTGAGACCATTGACAAAGTACTGGCAAGGCGAAACCCCCGAAAGTATGGCAATAAAATTGACGTTACCACCGACGGCAACGCGATAAGCACCCCGCCGATCATCGGAATGGTTATTAAAAACGAAATACCTGCAGATGAGCCAAGCGACGACGATCTGCTTTAACACCCGAGGCAACGACAAACAGCTCGAGGTGGCTAAGTATTGGCTGGACGACCAAACCAGCGATATAGGCTACGGCGGTTCGAAAGGTTCGGGCAAGTCCTACCTCGGCGCCTCGCTTATTTTCGGCGATGCGCTGATCTATCCAGAAACTCACTACTTTATCGCCCGTAAGAAGCTCAACGACTTGCGTAAGTACACCCAGCCGACTATCAAAGAGGTCTTAACCGATTGGGGGCTCGACGAGAGATACTATTCATTCAACGGGCAGGATAACTATTACACGCTATACAACGGCTCAAAGGTCTTTTTAATCGAAGCGGCGCACCTGCCAACGGATCCGGAGTACGAAAGATTCGGATCTATCCAAATGACACGG